TGTTCCGCCGATACCGCATCAGCTATGTAGTTGTATACAGCGTTTCGCGTTATCTTCATGAGAATATCCTCTCTGCGATGTCTCGCCAATTCTGCATCACCGTTTCCCATGCCGTCTGCATACCGTTGCGCGGTGTTATCTGTGTGTACACAACACCGCCGAAGACCCACCGCCCTGTCAGTTCATACTGATGGTCGTGTGTAGCGGAATACGAGCCAGGCTCAACGGGGAATGGCATCATGGATGCGTACTTGTTTCCCGTGGCGACCGTATCGCCAGCGCCGAACTCAAGTATCACAATACCTTTGCCAGCCGCATTGATGCAGTACCCGTCTTCAAGTGGTTCGACCGTCACCGTGATTTCTCCGCCGCTCGATGTGTACCCGCAAGCATCAAGCGTCTCGCGCCCCAGGTTCGCCAAGTCCTCAAGGAATTGGTCTACCTTGTTTTCAAACTCTTCGCGGTATCGCTTGTACAATCGGTTCGCTTTCATCACGCTGAATGGGTTGTGCGGGTCGAGGTCTATAACATGGTCAGCCACTCAAGGTCACTTCCCGTATTGCGTACACAATGTCGTTGAGGCTTTTCGCCTTGCGGACGACAACGTAGTTGTGCGGCTCGGTAGTTGGGACTCCAATCCACAAAATGCTGTCTTCCTGGATGGGGCAATTCAAGTCCGCTGTTGTCAGCGTCCTGGAATACTGACAATCTATGCCGATCACTTCCCTGTCCGCATTGCCTCTCGCGGGAGACACATTAATGCGGAGTGGAACGGGGTCGGAGTACGATTTCGTCTTCTCCCCCGTCTTATATCCGTCTGAGTCCACAGCGTCCGTATACCCCTGGAACAGAGCGTAGTGAATCAATTGCTTATTGATTTCCAACTCGCGCATCTTATCACCCGAACCTTGGAATTTGATTGACGTGCGCTCGGATGTACTCAAGCATATCGGTATAATGCCACTCACGGGAGATGCCATTTTCAGTATGTTTGAATTGGTTCTCGCCGCCTTGCATATTCAATCCGACAATCACCGCTTGAACTTGAACAACGTCGTATTTACGCGGCAGTTCAACTTCCTCTGGCTTGTCAGCATAGTTGATGTACATCCAATTCGTGATTTCTTCACGAGCGATATCAAGATAGGTGGACAGATCATCGTCCATCGAAGTGTCATCAGAAGCAATCTTCAGAATCGATTTCAAGTTTTTCAACTTTCCGACACAGTTCACTCGCCCACCTCCTTATTATCACTTATCACCGTCGGCCGATTTTTTACCACGCTTTTTTGGAGCGGTGGCTTCCTCTTTTTTATCCTCGGTGGGAGTCTCGGCGACGAGGCCGATGACAATCCCACCTTCAACTTCTTTCACCATACTGATTATGAGTTGGCAGTAGCGGCGCGGTTCAGATACACTCCCTTCACCTTGTTGTCATACACGAAGATGTCGTGATACAGACGGAGGTCGAACTTCCATGCATCCATCTCCTGGTTGACAGCGGGAGCGAAGAGACGCGGCTCGCGGTGCTTTGCTACGGAGAACACAGCGGACGGGTGGATAATCATGAAGTTGATCGGATAACCGCCGACAGTGAAGCCGAAGTTGTTCGTGCCATCGTTCAGAGTGATAGCGGTGTTGAAGCGGCCTTTCGGTACGCGAACGACTTCCATGTCGTTGAACACTTCAACTTCGCGGTTCACATTGTTCTCATTTGCGAGAATGCGGGTAACTTTACCCTTGATACCAGCGTAGAACTTCTCGGAGACATACAGAAGATTGCCCTCAGTGGGAACTTCATCATCTGCCATCTGCATCTGAGCTGCATCGATGAGTGCGGGGCAATCGGTAGTGCCGACAACAATGTCAACAGGGGTAGCAGTGCTGATGCCCGTAGTGCCAGCGAGTTTTGCGAAGCGGTATGCATCGACTTCGGGGACTTCCTTGGTGCGAACAAACTCGCCCTGGAGAGTGCCAAATGCCATGCCCATGGTCTCTTCGTCGTCCATAGCGTCAACAAAGAGGGAGATACCACGGTCGCACTCAAGAGTGTAGTCTTCCCAACCAGAGGTGACATCGCCCTTCGGGAAGCCAGTTGCGCGAGAGTAGTTGCCGAATCCGCTCATCTCGGTCTTGAAAACTTGAATCTTGTTTGCACCAACAAAACGGGTGCGCTCATCAAGAGCGTCAAGACGGGAGGTCAGAGATGCTTTCTTGTAAATGCCGTCAAGAATCGGAAGGAATCTCTCGGCAAGCTGAATGGTGTTTGCCATGATTGCAATTCTCCTTTAAATAAGTATTACAACCCCGCGTACTTCATCGCCTGTGCGATAATGTTGTCCTCTGCGGTCTGCGGCTTGCCAGCGGGAGGATTCCCGACAGACAGTGGGGGTTGTTTATTTAAAGCCGCAGATTCAAGTGTTTTCTTCGTATCAGAAAGATACTGCATTTGGTTTTTCAGCACAGTTTCGGTGTCGCCCTCTGCCTGTGCCTTGGCTGACGCTGCCGCAAGTTCTGCGGGATAACCAGCCGCGAGGTACGCTTTCTCAAGCGTAGCGATTGTCTTGTCCTTACGGAGTGTAGCGAGTTCTTCCTCGACTTTCTGCGCTTGTTCCTTGCGTTCAGCCTCTTTCCGCTCATCGTCAGACATCTTGTCGTGAAGCTGTCTTTTCCATGATGCGGCCTCGCTGTTCGACTTGGACAGTGCTTCGCGAAGTCTCTTTACCTCTCCGTCGTCAGAAGATGGTGTCGGTTCTGGGAACTCAAAACTCTCCAATGCTTTCACTTTGTCCTCAGCGGACATGGATTCATACCCTTCAATCTTGCTTACATCAGCTTTCATTTTCTTCTCCTTTGCCTTTTAAGGTCTTCAGTGACCATGTGTGCGATTATTTTACGTGGTTTCCCTACCACGGCTATATATTAAGTGGCTTGCGCCAAACTTACAGATAAAAAGCAACGACAGTTGACATTCAGTTCCGCTGCGTCAAAGTCGCCTGGGAATCGTGCCTCGTGTCCATCCCATGTGACAAACACGTCTTCAAACGGAACTGTCTGTCCTTGAATTTCCTCGTGCGCCTCACGCACTCGGTCATCCTCCATAGTCTCCCACGTCTTGTAGAGATTTTGGATGCCACTGCCTTTTGCGGCCTCATAGATCGCTTCGTTGGTGTCGCGGTGACTTTCTGTCTCGGCTATTCTCATGATATCCTCAACAGTGCCACCGTTATCCAACTGCTCCCGCAGACGCTCGCGCCATGTCTTTCCGGCAATCTTCTTGTTGATAACCTTATCCAAGGTGCTTGCGTCCATCGGAGGCTCTATACCAAGCATCTCACCCGCCGCTCGGCTTCCAAGGAGGTAGGACATAATCAATATGTCCTCAAACTCGTCCTCCAGATCAGCGTATGTGTCCACATACCGCCGCTTTCCGTCGTCATCGGTGTACTGCCCGTATACAAGTGATTGACGTAGAGCGTTTAATTCGTCAAACGGCATTAACGTTCGATTGACTACTTGCGTTTTCGCTGTTGCCATCGTTCGTCCCTCCACCGTTTACGTCCACGCTATCCGTCTCAACGCGGTTCTCATCCAACACACGTGTGTTCGGAGATACCCACATCATGTCGATATACTTCTGAGACGTTTCAACATCACTGATGGGGTCGTTCGACAATCCACTCTTGGCGAAGGACAATTCGGGTGCGAATCCAAGCTGTTTCATGTTGAGCGCAGCCTGTGTCTTCACGAGCAGATTGTTCAAGCTGTTGCGGATGAATGTCACGTCAAAATCAGAGACATCGATGTCTTCTCGAACAAGCCTACGCTTCTTGAGGACACGCAGAAACACATCATCAAACAGACGGTTGGATGCTCTGTAGAGGTCTTCCGTATTCCGTGCATCGGTGTCTGCCATCGCCCATCCACTACGGAGGTACACAGCGCCGACGTTATCGGACGTACTGCCACCATCGCGGACGCTCGACGGTACTCCACACTTCTCAAGCATCTGCTCGTAAAGGTTCTCAATAGTCACCTGGGTCTGACTTTGATCAAGAGTCTCGCTCATCAGCTTTACATCTGCGCGGTTGTCAGTGGTGGATGTGAGGACAATCAATCCGCTCTCGCGAATTGTGTTTGCCGTCTCTCCCTCTGGCAACTCGCAGTTGTACATAACCATGAGATTCTGAACCGTCTGCTCTACAGCATCAAGGCGGTTCGACTCTGCCGTATTGATGGCATCCATCACAGACAGAGCGGATTCAAACGCACTCATACGAGTGGATTTGTAAACATACTCGATGATCGGAACACGACCGATGATATTCGGCTCTTCACTCTCAATGTTGTATGCAGCAGATTGAAGGTCGGGACGATTCGTCGTCTGCACAGGAGTCGCCGCGCCCCTCAACTTAAAGACCTCGTTCTCAGTGAACACATCAACATAGATGTCTTTCTCGTTCACAACGATGTTCACACCGTACATCGGCTTGTTGCCTGGGCGGAGTGAATACACCACGAATGCAGAACGTGGGTCGAGAGCGTACACAGACATCGGACGAATCTCTGCTTCCACCTCATCCATCACAGGGTCGCAGAAGATAACTCCGACACCAACAGTGTGAAACCAATCCGCTACCTCATTGTCCGCCGCCTGTTTTCCCGACGTATACAAGAACTCATTCAGCTTCTTGACTTCCGCCGCCGTAGCATCGTCTTTCTTTCTGCTGATATAACTCACAGGAGAAGTGAGGAAATACCCGTTCTTGAATGTGACCACCATGTCGGCATTGTTAACGCATATTTTATTGTTGATTTCTGGGCGAATCTCTTTCTTGCGCTCAAGAATCGGTTGCAAACCGCGCCGATACCAATAGAGATAATCCATTTCCGCTACGTTTTCCAAATGGAAACCAAGCGCACGGGTCACCTCATCAAGCACGTTCTCCCGTGTGATTCTCTCAGCCGCAGTGTAGATTTTCTTTCGCCCAAACAACTCCAACGTCGGAGTGCCTTTAGCGGTAGTTTCTACAGCGTCAGACATGATTTCACCTCATGGTCTTCATTTTCTTCCGCTCTGTAGCGCCCTTCTCAAACTGACCGCACCAGAAGCGAGAATGTTCAGCAACACTGATAACGTCGCCATCTTCGAGTTTGATTGTAGCCTCCTTGCCGCTGTTCAAGACAAGGTTCAGCGCATCGACGGCGCCAGGAAAGTCACGAATATCAAGCATGATTTCACCTCATGGAAACATACAAATGGCACTGAATAATGGTACTGACCCACTTCCTACGAGTTCAAAGCCCGTCGTGCTACCTTTACACCAATCCAGTAGGAAAGGAGGGTACGGAAGGTTACCACCCTTCGCAGAGAGCGTGGCCATACACCCTCTGTCAAACGCACCCATATATAGGGAAAGGAGTGCGGGATTTTCACCCGCGACAATTGTTTTCAACGTCAACGCATCCCGCGACGCATTGTCCGTGACGTGGAAACCCCAGGAGGAGTAAGGCTGGGCGAGGTATGAAAGAAGTTCCGTTAAAAAAGACCCTCGGCGAGAACCCAAAATGGAAATTTGTCTGAGAGAGACAAAGAAAGGACATGGAATGTATCAGCCTTTTTCCTGTATTCTATTGTAAAACACAGAAGAAAATAAATAAACCATAAAAGTTTCGATATTCTGTACATTTATACAGTTTATCGAACCTTTTATGGTTTTTTTATTCCTGTTTTCAGAGTATGCTATTTCTTTTGCGGAAAATACGTGGCTTAAAATATGCGTCTTTTTACCTTGATTATGTTCCCACCGAGGTGCTTCGCAAAGTTCTCAAGGTCTGCCATCGCGTCTGGGACATCGTCATGCTTATTTTTTCCCGACATCGTGTACCCGGTAAGCTGTTGCATTGCGGTGCGGTACTCCTTGTCAACCTTCGCGCCATCTCCGCGACCGTCGTATTCAGATTCGGCCTTGAAGAGACAATGAGACTTAACCCAAGAGGACGCAACCAAGATTCTCGTGTCCTTGTTCGTCTGATTCCACTTCGTCGTCACATGGCAGTGACTCCCCTTCGCAAGCAGACCTTTCTGCACGTTGTCTGCAAAGAGTGTGCCGCCACGGTTCGACTCGAAGCGGACAGTGGACACGTCGAGTTCCGTGATGATGTTTACGATACGCTCCTCGATGACATCTGGCTTGCCGTTGTCGCATATCCATTTATCAATATAGTAGTCCTCGCCGTACTTGTACGCAATCGGCATCGCGCAGAAGTCGTCGCCTTGCTCCTTGGTATCGCAGACGGCAATGATGGCATCTGGCTCGCGGTCGGGCAGAGAGTAGTACCGTCGAAGTTCTTCGGGCGAGTAAAGTTGCCCTTCGCGCTCTATCGGCTCGCCCATGTATAGCGCCCTCCACGACGCATCGTCGTATGAGGCTTCAATGTCGCGGTACATCGCCGTCGTGAACCCGACCCCATACGGGTAGTCAAAGTTGCTGTTCCCGTTCTCGTCTATGGCTGGGAGGTTGATGAACTTCGACCGTTCATCATGCTCGTATAGGTCTTGCAGCTTGCCGACAACATCGATGATGCTCCATCGCGTCTGTATGTGCAGTTCCTTGACACGGTTTCCCTGTTTCCTCTGACGGAGGTCTACGGTGTACTTTTGCCACAATTTTTCCATTTGGTCAGCAGACATAGCTTGCTCGATACCTTGGCACAAGTCGTCGCAGTACAACAGGTTCGTTGCTCTCACCTTACCCGCATTCCCGCTTCCAAGCGAGGTAAGCTGCACCGTCTCGAACCTCTTCCGTCGCCCAAGATCAATCCTCATGTCCTTCGCATTCGTGCCGACAACGTGGATGTTTGGAAACACATCCGCCCACCGATACTCTCCATTCGGGTCGAAGATTCGCAGACACTCATCGTATACACCACGGAGGAAGTTGTTGTTGTGGCTCGCGCACAACGTCTGCATCTCTGGGTGCAACCCGCTTGTCCAACAGACGTAGAAGATGGCAAGTGTCGTCTTCCCAACACCTGGCGGCATCGAGATGGCAAGAAGGTCGAGTTCGTTGTCTTCAAGTTGCTGTAGCGCCACCGCGAGTTGATACAACTGCCTCCGCCGTGGCTCGTAAAAGCGCTTCTGCGGCTCGCGGTCTTTCTCTATGTATCTACAGAACGAGTCGAAATCATACGGCGCTGCCATCAGAAGCAACTGCCAATACAGCCACTCCCCTTCCGCATCTCCGTTCTTCAACATCTGCGCAAGAATCTTCCGCATCTCCCGCCCATACGCGAGCGCCTTTTTTACATTTTCAAGATTTTTTTCCTTTGCCAACAGCGTACCGTCCGCGCCAAGAATCTCCGCTGAGTCCTCCTCGATGAGTCGCATACACAGCGTATGTGCGTCCCGCATCGCCTCCACGTCGCCAATACGTATCAACTTCTCAATCAACCGCTCGTCGCGCTCACTCATTGTGCTTCACCTCCGCCGCGTCTCTCCCGCCTGTGCCTTTCTTCCGCACCAACGTGAGTTCAATGTCGTACCCCATCGTGTCGAGGATTTCTACAAGTTGTGGTGTCGGCATCGGCTTGTG